AGGGTCCTACTACCTTCTGGGTCGAGTACATATGATCTTCTCGTTCCAGTCAAGGCAGGACAGTCAATCGACTTCATCATAAATATGGCAGAAGGGGGGGATTCATTCGATTCAACAGATTTTGATCCGACCATTGCATACACGGGTCTGGGATCTACTGTTGTATTCACTAAATTTGTTTGTTATGCTGTCACCGCATTCAACACCAACACCGTTCCACTTGAATCTGAGTTTTCAAACAAAGTGGGAAAGGTAGTTAATCTATTACCAGGTTCAGCAACAGGGTCACGTTTCAAATAGGAGGTATCAGATGGTTATTGTAGACAACGCAACAGTCAGAGTAGATGCAGAATACACAGAACCAACAGTGGACGTGGACGGAGGTCCTATTGAGGATCTTGCATTTACCACAATTCACTACCGTATCAATGGTGGTGTGACAGAAGTAGCGCAGGATGTTTTGGCCAGCAGCCCAACCGGCGGGGGAGTAATCAAGACTTCTTTGTTGCTTCCAATTGCAAAGGGATTCAAGGCAGTAGTTGACTTCTGGATCACTGCTACAGATACAGCAGGGTTAGAAGGTCCAGCGACACAAGTAGAGACCCTTACCATTGACCGTGTCGTGGTCAACGTGGCACCGGGTGCGCCAACAAGTTTTACCGTCGCCTAATAGCTTGGTGGAAAAGGTTATTGGGCCTGCGAAAGTGAGTGACAGGGGAGGGGTATTTGTGCCTCTTTGTAACAGTAGAACAACGGAGGTTTTATTATGGCAGTTCGTCTAATTATGTTCAATAACGGATTACAGGTTGTCGGGGACTACACCAAGACAGACGGTGTTGAGAAATCGATCCTTATGACAAAGCCGGTGCAATTGGTGCAAGTACCAGATGCATCGGGTGTACCAGGAAGAGTGTCGATGGGATTTTCCCCATTTCTTCAGTATCTAACAGAGTGGGAGACCGGCATAACATTCATGGTTGCCGATATCCTCACCGTAGGTACCCCGTTGAGTGAATTAGTGAATAATTACAATACCTCATTTGGTTCAGGATTGGTATTGCCACCCGGCGTTGCAGGAAGATAACACTTGACAAGATAGTACGTTCTGTGTTATTATTGACGATGAAATTTTACACGAACGTATCCAGGCAAGCGAATCATATATTTTATCGAGGGATAGATAACGGCCGGCGTGTGCGCCTCAAAACGGAGTACACGCCGACTTTATTTGTACCCAATGCCGGCGGTGTCGCCGCTGGTTTTACAACCACAGAATCGGATCGTGAGTGGAAGGACTTGCAGGGCAATCCTGTCAGTCCCATCAAGTTTGACACGATCAAAGATGCTCGTGAATTCATCGACAACTACGGTGATGTCCAAAGTTTCACCATCTTCGGCAATACCAAATATGAGTATGCCTACATTGCCGAGAAACACCCCGAACAAGAAATTCTTTGGTCACCAGAACATATTGTGGTGGCCTATATCGACATCGAAGTAGGAACAGAAGGTGGGATGCCAGACGTGGATTTGGCAAACAACCCTGTGACTGCAATCACCGTGAAATTTTCTAATGAGCCAACCTACTTTGTGTTTGGTTGTGGTCACTACACGGTTCACAAAGAGAATATCCTTTATACATTATGTGACGATGAACCCGACTTGTTGATGAAATTCCTTTCTCTTTGGCGTGAGAAGTCCCCTGATATTGTCTCAGGATGGAACATCAAGACATTCGATATTCCTTACCTCATCAATCGTATTGTGTACCTAGATGCAGGAAGTGAAGACAGGGCGCGTTGGTTGAGTCCTTGGGGTAGCATTAGCCGCAAGGAAGAACAGATGTATGGTAAGCCTGTCACCACCTATCGATTACTAGGTCTGTCCACGCTTGACTACCTTCAATTGTATCGTAAGTATGCCAAGAACGCTGCTCAAGAATCCTACAAGTTAGATCATATTGCTCATGTGGAATTGAAGGAACGCAAACTCGATTATTCAGAGTACGACTCTCTCCATACCCTCTATCGAGACAACTACCAAAAATTTATTGAATATAACATTCACGACGTTGAGCTAGTTGAACGAATCAATGCCAAGGGTCGTTTGATTGATATGGCGATCCTGCTGGCATATGACAACAAGACCAACTATGAGGACTGTTTCACGCAAGTTCGCATGTGGGATTGTATCACTTACAATTGGCTCATGTCTAAGGGTATCGTCGTCCCACCCATCAAGGAAACGAAGAAGGATCAGGCATATGAGGGTGCGTATGTCAAGTCACCTCTAGTAGGACTGTTCCACTCCATCATGGGCCTCGATGCGACCAGTCTGTATCCACATATTCAGATGCAATATAACATGTCTCCTGAGACGCTTATCGAGCCTGACAACTATACACAGGCAATGGTTGATGTCCTTGCACAAGGGGTCAGCGTTGAATCGATGTTGAGTGGGAAGTTGGATCTGAGTGCTCTTGAGGGTTGCACGGTAACTCCCAATGGACAGTTCTTTAGTACCAGGAAGGTGGGGTTCCTTCCTGAAATTCTCCTCACGATGTTCAACGACCGTGTGAAATATAAAACAAAACAATTGGAAGCCGAACGCGAACGTGAAGCGTGTACAGATCCAGCGCGAAAGCTTGAATTGTCTTCACTGATTTCTCGTTACGAGAACTTGCAGTTAGCTAAAAAGGTTGGGTTGAATTCAGCTTACGGAGCCTTGGGTTCTGAATACTTCCGCTACTTCGATGTACGTATTGCTGAGGGTGTTACGCTTGCTGGACAACTCAGTATTCGATGGATTGGGAATTGCCTCAATGCTTATCTGAATAACTTGCTCAAGACTGTTGCTGTGGATTATGTGATTGCCTCAGACACCGACTCGGTGTATTTGAATTTGGAGCCTTTGGTCAAGAAGGCTATGAAAGATTCAAGTGATCGGGAAAAGGTGATCAATTTCATGGATCAGGTTTACAAGACTAAACTCAAGGGGGTATTGGAATCTAGTTGTCAAGATCTTGCAGATTACACCCATGCGTTCGCACAGAAAATGAACATGAAGCGGGAAGCATTGGCAGACGTGGGTATTTGGACTGCCAAGAAACGGTATGTGCTGAATGTGTGTGACAGTGAAGGGGTACGATACAAAGAACCCAAGATGCTTATCCATGGCCTGGAAGCTATCAAGTCCTCAACCCCAAGCTTGGTTCGTGAGAAGATCAAAGACGCACTCAAGATCATACTTGGAGGCACTGAACCAGAACTCATAGAGTTTGTGGCAAAGTTCAAAGCAGAATTCAATAGTTTGCCGATCGGTGATATTGCGTTCCCTCGTGGTTGTAATGGTATGGATAAATATCGCAATAAGACAGGGGTTCGCTCAAAGCGAACGAGGTTTGATGTCACTGTAGGTGAAAATGTCACCGTGACGGGTGCAGATGATACTGAGATTTATATCTCAGGGACGCCCATTCATGTCAAGGGGGCGCTGAACTTCAATCACTGGCTCAAGCATTACAAACTCACCGATGACTATGAATTGATCCAGAACGGCGAGAAAGTAAAGTTTGTTCTCCTGAAGAGTGGCAACAAATTCAATGATACTGTCTTCTCGTTCATCCGACGCATACCCAAAGAATTTGAGTTGGAAGCACAGGTTGACTATGATGCACAATTCCAGAAAACATTCGTTGAACCTCTAACTATCGTGTTGGATGTTATCGGGTGGCATACAGAGACACAGTTCAATTTGGAGGATTTTTTCTCATGACCAGAGGTGATTTACTATTGGTGCAGTTGATGGAAGAAGCTTCAGAGGTGACCAAGGAAGTTTCAAAGCAGCTTCGGTTTGGGTCGGATTCGACGTGGAGTACAACAAAGGAAACCCCATCCACCAGGGTGGTACATGAGTTGGTTGATCTCTTCACCTTAGTAGATATGTGCCAGAAAGAGGGATTGTTGCCGGTCTTGGATGCCGTTTATATTGAGGAATTATATCAGGCGAAGAAGGAAAGGGTTGAAAAGTACCTGAAAGTTTCTCGTGATGAAGGAAGGATGACCTAACGGGTACATTTAACTAATAAAGTAGTTGATTTTTGAAACTAACTCTGTTATACTGGGAACACTGAAAGAAATATAGGAGAAATTATGTCATTGATGGATCGATTGAAGAAGTCAAGCACGATTGAAATTGCGAGTGTGTTGGATGACTCAGAGATATTCGGTGAACGCCAGATGGTGGCCACCGAGGTTCCTATTATCAATGTCGCGCTGTCGGGTTCTCTTGATGGTGGTCTCACCTCAGGGGTGACCATGATTGCAGGACCAAGCAAGCACTTCAAGACAGGTATTGCTCTCCTCTTGATGCGGTCATTCTTACAGCACCACAAGGACGGAGCTGTTCTGTTCTACGATTCTGAGTTTGGTAGCCCGCCAGCATATTTCAAGACATTCGGGATCGACATGAAGAGGGTATTTCATACCCCCATTACAGATCTTGAACAAATCAAGCATGATATCATGGTGCAGTTGACTGAGGCAAAGCGTGGTGATCCTCTTGTGATCTTCATCGATTCGATTGGGCAGCTTGCATCGATCAAGGAAGTGGACGATGCGGTTGAGGGGAAGCAGGTTGCAGACATGACCCGCGCCAAGGGGATCAAGTCGTTGTTTCGCATGATTACCCCACACCTCAGGATCAAGGATATTCCGCTGATCGTGATCAACCACACCTACAAAGAGATTGGTATGTTCCCCAAGGACATTGTGGGTGGTGGAACAGGTTCTTACTTTGCTGCCGATACAATTTGGATTGTGGGTCGTAGGCAAGAAAAAGTGAAGGATGAACTTGCTGGTTATGAGTTTGTTCTCAACATCGAAAAGTCGCGCTATGTCAAGGAAAAGTCGAAGTTCCCTGTGACTGTCAAGTTTGATCTTGGTATTGAGCGTTATTCAGGACTCTTGGAAATTGCTCTAGAGGCTGGATTCGTCACAAAGCCTAATGATGGTTGGTATCTGAAGAAGGGCGCCAAGACAAAGGTACGACAAGCAGAGACGAAGAGTGCAGAGTTTTGGGATGATATCTTGTCGGACAAAGATTTCAAGGCATTCGTGGCGCAACGATATGCGGTTGCCTACGGGGATATTCTGGCAACCACACAGGCTACCGCAGAGGTTGTCGAGTAGTTATGTTCAACTGGCTCGCTACACGCAGATTCTTTTCATGGGGCTTCTGGGCACGTCCAGAGCCCCAAAAACCTCTCATGGAGGAGAACAAGGATTATTGTTTCAGTGAAATTCTCGTAGGAGAGGAACCTGTTACTGGTGTGAAATTACTCACAGGTGAGTATAAGAACATCGAATATTATTATGGTCATGTGAAAGTTGTTCCTGAAGGGGGAACCCACCGACTAGCATTCCAGTTTACGATATGGGATTCTGCCGGACACACTCAACAGGAACTCAAGACAGACAAATTCATCAATTGTCTTGGGGACGTGCTGGTGGCGCTCATTGCAGATGAAAATCAATCAGGAGAATATAATGGTCCGACTGGAAGCGACGATACTGAAGAATCTGATTTATCATGAAGCGTTCATGAGGAAGGTGATCCCTTACCTCAAAGAGAGTTATTTCAAGGACCCCGCTGAGAGGGTTGTGTTCAATGAGGTCTCGGCATTTGCGGAGAAATATAAGAATCTCCCAACACACGAAGCCCTCATTATCAATCTCACAGAATCTAAGGATCTCAAAGAGGAACAGATTCATGATGCTGTAGAACTCCTGAATCAGATCCACGTCGATAGGAAAGAGCCCACCGATCTTATTTGGCTCACAGAACAAACAGAAAAGTTTTGCCAAGACTCTGCCCTTCACAATGCGGTCCTGGAAGTCATTCACATCATGGATGGGGCCCAAACAGGCGCAGAGAAGAAGTCTAGGGGTGCCTGTCCCGAAATTCTCACTGAGGCTCTTTCAGTATCATTCGACCCACATGTGGGTCATGATTACTTGGAACAGTCAGCGTCACGATTTGATTTCTATCACTCCGTTGAGGAGAAAGTGCCCTTCGATCTTGATTTCTTCAACAAGATTACTGATGGTGGTTTTTCTATCAAGACATTGAATATTTTCATGGCAGGTATCAATGTCGGAAAGTCGTTGGTGATGTGCCATATGGCAGCCGCAGCCGTGTCGCGTGGGTACAAGGTTTTGTATATAACAATGGAAATGGCAGAGGAACAAATCGCCAAGCGTATCGATGCGAATCTTCTGAATGTCGAAATGAACAGCATCAAAAATCTTAGTAGGCAAGAATATGACCAAAAGTTTGCCGCACTCAAGAATCAAGCACAGGGGCGACTGATCATCAAGGAATATCCTACAGCCTCAGTGTCGACCCTCCATTTCCGTTCCTTGCTCAATGAATTGGCACTGAAGAAATCCTTCCGTCCCCAGTTGATTTTTGTAGACTACCTCAACATCTGTTGTTCCGCACGTATCAAGATGGGTGGCAATGTCAATTCATACACCTACATCAAAGCGATTGCAGAAGAGTTGCGTGGCTTGGCAGTAGAGAAGCGGGTGCCTATCATCTCAGCCACCCAAACCACACGTTCAGGATTGGACAGTTCTGATTTGGAAATGTCTGATACCTCTGAATCGGTGGGGTTGCCAGCGACCGCAGATTTTATGGCAGCAATCATCTCCAATGATGAATTGGATGCTATGAATCAATATATGGTGAAGGTGCTCAAGAATCGTTACATGGATAAGAGTGTGAACAAGAAGTTTGTGGTGGGGTTGGATCGCGCCAAGATGCGGTTGTATGATCTGGAAGCCAGCGCACAAGTCAACATTAGCCAATCTGGACAGACAAAGCCGGACGATGCCCGCAAGCCATTCGAACGCAAGAAGATTGATTTGTCTAAATTCAAGGGGATAAAGGTATGAAAGTAAGCAACATTGACACAAGTGCTGTGCCCCATGTCCTCGTGACGGAGGATGCCCTACCCACGATGTTCATAGAGAAATTGATAGGCATGTTTGAAGAGAATGCCGGTGATCTTCAAATTTCCACTGATTTCAAAGAGGTACGACACTTTAGAGAGATCAATATTTCCTTGCATTGGCAGGATATTCATGATATGTTTGTGGTGTGTGTACAAGAATCGTGGAAAGTGTATATGGGTCATATGAAAGTCCAATTTGATGTGCAGTGGCCTAGACAGTTTGGTTACGAACAATTCAGAATGAAACGCTACATGCCCAACAACAAGGATCAGTTTGGTTTGCACACTGATGTGGGTAGCTACTCTTCAGCGCGCCGCTTCCTTGCATTTCAGTGGTATCTCAATACTCCAACACGAGGAGGTGAGACGGGTTTTGGAATAAACCCCGAAAACCCACAGTTGATTGTTCCCGCTGTTTGTGGTAGGATGTTGAT